TCAAATATTTCATGGTTTGCCAACTTCCTATATTAGTGCTATGGAAGACTTTGACGTTAAAAATCTTTCTCACACAATTAAGGGCCTAGACGATAAAAAAGGTATTGTCGAAGCGTATGCCAACGTCTATAATTTCGAGGATAGCGATGGAGATATTTCGGCCCCAGGTTCTTTTAAGAGAACTGTAAACAATAATTTAAAGAGAATTAAGGTGTTAAAGGATCACAGGTTTGACATCAAACTTGGAGTTCCTGTAAATATAAACGCTGACGATCCATACGGATTGTTTACGATTTCTCAGTTTAATCTTGAAAAGGACGTATCCCGTGATATGTACTATGACATCAAGTTGGATTTGGACAGAGGCATGAACTCTGAACTTTCCATCGGATATCAGGTAATGAAAAGGGATTCGGGCAATAAGAAGATCATTACTGAGTACAAGTTATTTGAATATTCATTTTTGACTTCATGGGGAGCAAACGAAATGTCCTTAGTAACAGGGATAAAAAGTTCAGCAACCTTGAGTCAGAAGGACAAAATTGAATCTGTGATGGGATTACTTACACAGATGTTCAATCTGAATTATTCGGATCAAAGATTAAAAAGCATCGAAAGTTTACTAGAGTCACTTCAGAACAACTCGGAACCAAATCCACTTGATCAGAATCCGACAATGAGTAAGCAAGATATTATAAACCTATTAAACAAACCATTTCAAAAATATGGCTGCTGAAATTGAATTTAAAGAAGTAAGGGATTTCTTGGAGATGAAGGCATTTGATTACAATGACTTCACAGGGTATGCTGATTTTGCGACTGAGTTCAACAACAACCCAATCTTGTTGCCTTACGAGCAATTCCACTACAGAAGAGTTCTTCGTCCAGGCACTATGTCAGGTGAATTTGTAAAGTTCCCTAAAGAAACCAATCAGAATGCAGGCGCAGGCCCTGCTGTTTGGACTGTAGGTAGCGGTGCTAAACCTGAAATTGAGCCTAAGTTGTCTACCTATACTGCTGAAGCAGAGTGGATCGCAGGTATAATCAAAGAAATCCCTGTTTCCATGATGGAAGATTTTGCGTTCATGTCAAGCTACCTTGCACAGAAAGCGCAGAACGAATTGGTCAAGGCTGAAGATTTGGCTTTGCAAAATGGATCAGGTGGTATCTCAGGTCTTCTTGATGAAGCTACCCTGTACACAGGTGGTAAGACCATCTTCGTTGAGAAATTGATTGATGCCGCATTGGTTCAGATCAAGAATGCTCATTACAGCGCAAACGGAATCATTGTATCAAACCAAGATTATGCCAACATGATTCTTCAGAAGGCAGCAGGTGGTTCAGAAGAGTACAACACTCCATTTGTGTTGACTATGGGAACTGATGGTACTTTGAGACTATTGAATCTCCCAATCTTCTCAACTTCTTATCTTAACACAGGTCAGGCATTGATCGGTGATTGGACTCAAGCACAGCTTTTGATTCGTTCTAATCCTCGTTTGAGAATCTTCGAACAGAACGGAACTGATGCTGAGAAGAACCAATTGATGATGAGAATCGAAGAGAGAGTTGCTCTTGCGGTCTACAGCCAATCAGCATTCGTGAAGTTTGCTGCTCACTCTTGAGTTTTGGTTAATTAAATACAAAGAAGGGGAGCGTAAATGCTTCCCTTTTTTTCTTAAATTGAGGCTATGGATTACGATCAGAATGTAGATTTACTTGCATTGAGTAGAGTGCCTTTAAAACTAAAGGGCATATTCTATTCATTTACCGATGAATCTGAATACATCGAACCTGTAACTTTGGATGATTTCAAGGAATATGCGGGTATCGATTGGCAGATTGATGATTTCACGGCAGGACGATTGTTAAAATCAGCAAGAGTTCAAACTGAAAAGTATCTCAAGAAATCATTGGGCAAGCGTACTGTCTTGTTCAAGGCTCAAGAATGTTTTGAGAATTATCCTCTGAGTTGGGTTCCTGTTGAAAACGTAGTCACTTCGGGATTTACTGTATTTGGCGATCTGCTTGTTGAAGGTGGTAAAAACATTGAGGTAGAGTTCATCACCAATGACTCTTTGGTTTCTGATGACATCAGAGAGGCAATCATGATGAAAGCGATGGATTCATTCAACAACAGAGAGCGAGTTCTTAGCAGGTACCGAGAGACAGGCCAAATAGTTGATCGTTGGAAGGATTTGATTAGACCTTACCGCAAATTGATGTTTCCATGATAGAGAAAGGTTACTTTGTCAGAGATGTTTTGACTCCCGATGGAGCAGGAGGAAGCACAGTTACTGAACAAGTAGTTTGGCAACCCATCTTTGTCAAGGTGCGAGAAATATCTCCATCAGATGAAATGGTGGCTACTCAGAGGAATATTAAAATGCTCATTGAGATTGAGTGCAGATACAATCCCGAAAAGCCAATCTTGGCAGGAGATAAGTTCATTTATAGAGGTTTTACGTTTATGACTTTGCTTCCAACGACCAATCGTGTGGGTAGGATGACAACTGTTCGTGCGTATGCCGAAGTAGAAACTTCAGCAAGATGATAGTCACGATAAAGAACAACATCAATCTTGTTCAGATTGCTGATGAGTTGGCTGAAAAAATGAAGTCTGAACTTAAAGAGTGGGGGCCACAGACTGCTCTTGAGATAAGGAATAATCCTAACTTTCCTTTTGATACAGGCGCATTAAACAGAGGAATTAAGGGACAATACCGAGAGACTGAAAGTGGAGCAACTTACACAATCGAAGCAGATGTTCCTTATGCCGCATACCAGGAGTTCGGAACAATACTTAGGTTTGATGCAAGTTACACTTCGGGATTAGGGTTGACCAATTATGCTTCTCAGTTCAAGGGTGCAGGAATTATCAAATCAGGAGGTATCAGATCAAGAAAATTCTTCTTCAGGCCATTGCGAAGCAGGTTTGAAATATTGCTTCAGAATTTAAGAGAAACGATCAAATGATAGTTGACGAGTTTATCCATAGGTACTACTTTGACACCATAAGCACTCTAGGGTATGAATGCTTTGTTGAGGATGCAATTCCTGAGACTTTGCCATATCCGTTTGTAGTTCTTAGGGAGGTTCAATGCATTGAGAGGTTTTCACCTTGTCCAATGTGGGTTTCTTATGTAACGATTGATATTGTCACAGGATCAAAAAATAAGATAGGTAGAGTTCCATCACTTCAGATAGCTGAAGATATTCATACGGCAATCAAGTCATCTGTTGGCTATACTGACGAAGGATATAGAGTAAATTCTACCTACACTACGAATTCTACTCCGTTGAGTGAATCTGATTCGATTAACAATGTCTACAGAAACATAAGGACTTACGTTCATCAGGTAAGTATTGTATCTTGAAAAAAATATTATATTAGCATCATCTAAACATTAGTCAAAATGGCAAATGAAATTTCATCAGAGGTACTGATCCTCGAAGCAAATACAGGAACTGAGGTTTCCAAGGTTTGGACAAAACTTGCTTGTCTAACTGAAAAGTCCTTTAATGGAGACACAAACTCCGTTTCTATTGTTACCGACTGTAACGATGGATACGAGAGTACACTTCCAGGAAAGAAGACATGGAACATGAGTTTCAGCGGTTACGCAAATTCCGATCCTGAAGCAGGAGAGGGAAGCTACGAAACTGCATACGATCTTTGGGACTTGAGAACTGTTACTGATTTCAGAATCAGGAACAACGATAACAGCTATTACAGACAAGGTAAGGCTTTTATCTCCAATGTCTCAGAAACCACTTCGGCAGGTGACTACCTTCAGTTCTCAGGAACAATAACTGGCAACGGAGCCGTTTATACTACTCCTCAGTCCTAATTTACTGTCACTAGAAGTCAATCGCCTCAGGTAAGGTTTCTTACCCTGAGGCTTTTGTGTTTACATGATTCAGTCATTCATATTCAACAACTATGCAAGGCAGGAACTTGCCAAATTCATCATGGATGGAGTTTCACCACTTCCTCATCCTGATGAGTTCGTAAAAGCTGTTGACTTATTTTACCAAACTGACTTTAATGAATTATGTGACATGATTTACTATTGTGGCTATCTTGGTTTTTGCTATGATCGGGTGAAATCACCTGATTTTTCTTTTGATCGTATTCCAAAGCCAAAGGATAAAAACAGGATATGGATCGCATTCCTTGAGGCCGAAGGAGTATTTCTTGAGTTTACCGAACAAATACCTGAAGGGAAAAAAGGTGCCAAGGTAAAGTGGGAAGACATATTGAGTTATGCCTTTGGTGAAATGGGTCTTCGGCCGTGGGAGTTTTATCGAATGACAATGGCTGAATATGCCATCATGTGCAACGGATACTTTTGGAAGCGGTGGAGACCTGATGAGTATGTAAGGCTAATCGTTTACACAATCAAAGGTATTTTCAGAGGCAAAAAAGATTCATTGCCAAGAACGATTGAACAGTTCTATCCACTACCTAGCGACAAGAAAGGGATTGTTTATCTAGAGCAGGATGAGATCAAGAGAATGTGGTCAATTGCAAAAACAATGTAATAATTCATATCTTTAAATATGCAGACATACGAATACAAAACAGAGGCAGGTGTAAAGTTTAAAGTGAAGTTTACTCCATCAATCTATCCTGCTGTAAAAAGAAAGCTAGGAGTGATCCTAGAACAGGAATTGACTACTAATCCTCACAATAAAGAAGTTCTGTCTATTGTATTGTTCGAGATGCATAAAAAGGCTTGTGACGATCATAATGAGCAAATAAACATGACCTTGCAGAATTTTACTGATTCTGTGGAAGTTGATGAAATGCTTTACATTTACACTATGGTTATGCTTGAAAGAGGAGCCGTTTTAAATAGCAGAATATCCACAGTAAAAAACACTTGAGATGGATTTAATAAAAAAGCTGTTCGGTGATAAAGTTGAAAAGAAGGGGTTTTCATATTCTCCAGGAATGACGTGGACATTTATTGGTGGTATTTGGTCTCCTGTTGAGCAGAATGATACACTTTACATAGACAAAGCATACAAAGCCATTCCTATCATTCAGGGGATGGTTTCTGAAATTATAGATAAAGCATCAGATGCTCCTCCTCAGATCATGAGGATTAAAAATCAAAAGGCAGCTAGTCAATATTTTTATGCCTCTAAAAATGCTACATCTCCTACAGGAAAAGTAATGATGAGGGCATTGAAAACAAAAGCATTTGAACAGCTTTATGATCACCCAATTCTTGATGTGTTTGAGAATCCAAATCCAACCATGACAGGAAAGGAACTCAGAGAGGCAAGCATGGGATACCTTCTGATTTTAGGAAATGCCATTGAATACAACCTGTCTCCCGATGGTGGTGCTAGAAAAGGAATACCAAGAGAAATATGGTCAATCCCTACACCTTGTGTAAGGCCTGTTTTCAGCGAAAATTACAGAGACCCATTGAAGGGATATGTTATCTCATACATGGGAGAGAAAGCCATTGAGAAGTCAAAAATAACCCACATTAAGTATTTCAATCCGATTGCATCAAGCACCGCTATTCAGGATACTTATTGGGGACTATCTCCACTTCGTTCTGCTCATAAAATCATCTCTCAAAAGTTGGATGCAGATATTGCTCAAGGAACATTGTTTAAGAACATGAGTCCTGCGGGCATGATTGTAGGAAACAGTCAAGAGGGATACGGAGAACTTGATGAGACAGAGGCATTGAATATCAATGAGCATTTCAGAAAGTCTCACATGGGTGTATACAATGCAGGAGACATTCTTGTGACACCTGCTAATGTAAGGTGGGAAGAAATCGGTCTATCTCCAATTGATCTTCAGTTGATTGAATGGAACAAAGACATCGAACGTCAGATCGCCAGGTTGTACAAATATCCTGATGAAATGCTTGAATCAGGAGGAGTTGTTGCTAACTCAGAAGTTGGTGTGTTGAAGTTCATCCGAAATGCTGTTTACCCTGTAATCAGTAGATTTGACAAAGTAAGAACCAAGAAGCTACAGGAATGGTATCCTGAAGATAACCTTGTGTACCTGTCAGACCTTGAGTATTATCCTGAACTACAGCCTGACAAAAAAGAGTTGGTAGCTTGGATGCGTAACGCAGGTGTATTTACCCAAAAGGAGATCAGAACTGCACTTGATTACGAAGAGAACTATGACGAGAACGATACTTTGGTTCCTGTCAATTTTATGCCTTTAAGCCAAATGAGACAGCGCAATGAAGGACAAGTTTAAGGCTGTACTATCTTGGATTACTGTATTCTGCGCTATCGTAATTATTGCGCAGATATGCTTCGTGTTTTTGTCAAAGTTCAATCAACCTTGGGCCTATGCCTTGGTGTTTGGTGTCATATCTTATGTGACCTATCGAAAAATCTGATTAAACCAACCTATAAATGAAAAAGCCTGACCATAAATCAGGCTCTTTTTTTGACAAATAACACCTATGATAAAATCTTGGTGTAAATGTATAAAAAAAGTCTGACCAACGATCAGACCTTTAACCAATGAACCCAATATGTATCCAAACTATGTACGCTATTGTAGTCAGGACAGGATTCGAACCTGTAATATCAGCTTGATTTTTAGGTCTTGCTTCTGCGCTACCAATTCCGCCACCTGACTATTTTACTATCTCAATTCAATAACTTTTCCTGATTCATCTTTTTTAACCTTTACAAATCCAAAATAGTCCATAAACCATTTTTGACCTTCTTCATCCAATCGCATAAAATTAACGATCAAAATATTTACCGCTTCTGCTTTTTCTTCGTGTGTCATTTCAACTCTATTACTTTTCCTGTCTCATTTCCGAACCAATCGCACAGCTTCCCATTCCATTCAAATCTGATCTGCTTTTCTTTTCCTATTTTGGTTGAAGCTATGATCCTCATTTGAAGCTGAACTAGTTCAATACTTTCAAATTTCCCATTACCATGATCAACCCAATCAGACCATTGACCATCTCTTTTTCTATACCTGATAGCTAACGAATAATCAGGTTTTGTTTTTGGCAACTCTCTAGCCATCAGTTGTTAAAATTATAAGGTTTGTACTGATCATCATCATCTTTTTTACAAATTCCGTAAATAAATGAAAGAGTTGAAATTATAGCTAGTATCCAACAAGCGTAAGCAAATCCAGGCTTAATGTTGAATACTTCTAACCATCCTACTGCACAGAAAAAAGATGCTAATGTAAATAAGTTTTTCTTTCTCATTTCAACCCATGTTTTACAAGTACCTTTTCTACCTCATTAAGGCATTCATGAAACACATCGCCTCCTGCATCTATCGCGTTGTGCAACCCTTCGAACAGTCTTACGAAATCATGGAATTGCCGAATTGTAGCCTCTCCATCTTTATAGTTCTGCAAGAATCTATAAGCCTTGGTTGAATTACGTTTCAAAGCATTGATCAAGTTCTTGTGCTTAACAGTTAAATCGTGATCATAGTCCTTTAAAAAGGTACAATCCTCATAATTGTCTAGCATTATTTCCTGCTGTGCAAGATACATGAGATATTTCAGCGTTGCTCTGTGCTGAAGTTCTTCGATAATTTGTTCTCTAGTCATGTAAAATCAAGTTAATCGTACCATCCACTTCATATCTGTCCCCAATCTGAAAGATACCTTTAGTGTATCTGTATCGGATCAAAGCAAGCCGAATCTGATTGTTCAGCCTATCTTTATCAAAGAACTTTGTTGAGTTAACTGCAAGAACTTTCATGACCTTTTTGGATAAACTCCCACCTTTTTTAAGGCATAATAAACCTTATGCAACTTCAGTTGATTCTTCCTTGCAATAGCAGGAGGATTCAAACCATTTCGCCATTCTTCAATGACAAAATCAATAAATTCTGTTTTTAATGCCATAGCTGTTATTTTTTTCAAATATAAAAACAGCTATTAAATAAACAAATATTATTTTAAAATAAGTGGTTTCTGTAATTGCTTGGATTTTCTTTTCCTAACCTGTAAAAATGGAACAAGTAAATGCCTGTGGCTATGCCCATCTTAAAACCTTTGTACTTGATTTTGCTAGAAAACATATCATCGAAGTACCTGCCATTAGGATGAACGATATAGCCTTCTTCAAAGCCATTTACTTCTTTCCATAGCCTTTTTGGAAACAGCATCATCAATCCTGCATCTATATCCCTGAGGCAAATCCAATCTTCATCAGGAAGATGCTTTACAATGTCATTGATTGCTTTTCCGATGTTTTTATCTGCTCTACCTGGGGTGATATGGTGTACGGCTACAGGTGCTTTTTTGAATTTTTTAGCGACCTTGAATGATACATCCGATTTAAAATATGAGTTGTAATTTGATGGCAATGCGACTATTGAACTCACATAATTTGTAATTGCCAAGTAATTGAAGCAGAGTTCTTCATGCTGAGAAAACATCTCAAGCTGAATAAACCAATCATCAAAAAACTTATTCATTTCCTCGGTATGCGTTCTGACAAAGAAATCAGTATTGACAATCATCTCATTGAGTTTGATTCTGCTCATTGAGTAGTAGTTCATTTGCCTGTCAATAACTGTCTTTTGATCAGGATATTGTGCCATCAGGTTTTTTGCTCTACTAAACAAACTTACTGTCTGCATAAAAAAGCAGTCTCCTGTCGGTGGTGCCTGCAATATTTCAACATGAGGTTCAATAAAGCATACCATATCGTATTGAATTAAATAGATATGTGATCTAAGTTTCCATGCCAAGTGAGCGGACAATGGATCGTCCCATGAGTCTATTTCAATTACCTTCCATCCTTTTGAGTCCGTAATAACTCTGTCTGTGATCAATATCGTATCCCATCCATGAAAATTGGGAGCAGGTTTGATCTGAATGTCTTGATCGAATACGCAGGTGTATATTGCTTTCATTTAATTGTCAATTCCTCTCCTGTAAGGGCAAAGTATAAATTTTGGAGTTTATGTACTTCATTCCAAAGTGAGTCTAGTAATGGCAATCCTCTCCATTCAAACAGTTTGTTTCCTGGATAATAGCAAAAATTTCCTTTAAAATACCTTTCGTAATGCAATTCAAATCCAAACTTCAACAACCATTCTTCGGTTGTAGGAATTGGAAAAATACCTTCATGGTAAAATCCATAACTTTTATCCCAACTAATAAAGCCATCTCCTAACCCATTAATTCTAGTCAACATTAAATAATCGTTTACTTCAGATTTATTTTTAAATGCGTGATTTACACAAACCCAATTACCGATCCTCAGTTCTTTAGCTTTCATATTACCTCCCATTTAGGTATTGGAACAATGAACTTTGCATTTGGAATAACAGGTCTGAGTTTAGCAATGATCTCTTCCTTAAAGTTCCATGACAAAATCAACACATAGTCAGGTTGGTATTCGATTATTTTTTCAAATCCGACAATAGGAATACCTGTGCCTGGGGAATACTTTCCGATCTTTTCAGGAGTTTGGTCAACGATAAACTCAATCACATTGTGATCAATGCCACAGAAATTGAGTAACGTGTTACCCTTTGCTGATGCTGCAAATGCGCATAGTTTATGATTCTCGGCAATAACATTGAGTTTTTCATCGATCTGATACCTCATTCGATAGATTTTAGAGGCCCAATCTTGATATCTCCAATACTCATACCATTCGTTGGTGAAGTAAAAGTCATTTTCTGATTTCTGCTTTCTGATCTCATACCTACAAGTTCCCCCATGTATTTTTTGACTAGAAACATCAACCAAATGCAGACCTACCTTTTCGCACAAGGCAAGCATTGGATTTACACTCCAATAACTCATGTGTTCAAAGTAAACCTGATCAAATTGGTTGCCCATCATTGTTTCAGGCCAATATGGATTTTCGATCACAATCACTCCATCATCTTTTAAGGCAATCTTGCAAGCCTCTAGGAACTCGGTAACATTGTCAAGGTGAGCGAATACGTTGGTGGCCGTGATTAAGTCTATTTTGCTATAAAATTGTTTAGCTACTTCAAGACCCCAAAAAGTACAAATTGAATTAATTGAATTATTAATTGCTATCTCACAAAGATTTTCAGCAGGATCAATGTTAACAACATAATGTTTTAATTCATTTTGAAATTGCTTCAAAAGTGTCCCATCATTTCCCGCAATATCTAAATGCCTTGTATCTGCATTCAATCCATACTTTTCACAGAACTTCGATAGGTATAATGACTGAATAGCTGTGATCCATCTACAACCTCTGTAAGCTGTGATAATCCGCAATTCTTACACCAAGCAACAATTAGTGGAAGCCTTGGAGCATTGATAGCCTCTTCCTGGGTGTCAAACAGATTGTTTGCAAGCGGAATCTCACCAAGGTCAAGGTATGGCTTTAGTTCTGTGTGTCCGCAGACTCGGCAGCAATTATGCTTTTTTGAAATGATTTCCATTTGTCAAGGTTTAAGGATGAATCTCTAGGTGAGGTATTGTCTGTCAATGGCATTCCTTTTACATCAGGATTTCGCTTCCTTGCATAAGACAGCATTGTTTTTTTCTCTGTACCAATGTTGATCACTCCTCTCATGTCTGATTTGCAAGCCTGCAATATCATTGGAGCAATGACATCCACATAGTCCTTTGATGTCCATTTATTGTTGAATGCAATTGAATGAGGAAATTCAGATGATCCAAAGCTAGTACGAATGATCAAATGGTTTTCTACCATTCTTACCGCACATTCTCCACCCAATTTTGACCATGAATAGTCATTTGATGGTAACAATTCATCTGTCTCTTTGTAGTTGCCTGAATCCCCTTTGTAGACATAATCGGAAGAAATATAAACCAATCGTTTATTTGTAATCAAACAGGCTTTAGCAACATTGGCCGTTCCAATTATGTTGGTGGTTATTAAAGCCAAGTTGGGAGCAGTTGTTAATTCGGCAGCAGCTAAAATTATGGTGTCAATATCATAAATTTTGAAAAGCAATGCCAAATCATCCATTTCGGTAATATCACAATCCTTTGATCCAAGGCATAACAAATTAGGGTCTATCTTCTTGAGTTCTGTCCCAAGCAACCCTGTTCCTCCAAGTACAATCGTCTTCATCAGTTATGGATAAAATGACAGCCATCGAACTTAATAAATGCTCTACTGCCATACTTTTTCTGTATGTCAGCAAAGAAAAACCAATCTGCTGAATGATCCATGCTGTTCCATCCAACTTGAGCGGCCTCCTTTGATCTCAACAATACCTGACCACAATCAACGTATCCTCTTTGAATTGTACAGTTCATTACTCTGTAGTTGATGTAATTATGGATCATCTGAGAACAGAATGAAGCCACGGCCTGTGGATTTTTATGCAGTAGGTTGACTGCTTTCTCTAGGAACAATGGAGTATAATAGTTGTCAGCGTTTGTGATCAGAACATATTTTCCGTTGTCCTTTAGCTTCTGTAAATATTCTGCCCTTATTGGATGTCCCCATAAACCTTTTCGCTCCTTGGTTTGATGAAAGAAAAACCTGTCATCCTTGGGAAGATTGAGTTTTCCTTTGCCATCATGAATGAAATGGATTTCCCAATTTTCGTAAGTCTGTGCCTGGAATGCTGATGCGATCTGAGGAAAGGTATTGAATACAGGACAGATTACAGTAACCTTGCCTTTGTCTTTGTTCCCAAAAACAGATTCATGCTCATCCCATCTATTGAGATACGCTCTGTTTCCTGTATCCCATAATGGCGATCTTTCAATAGGACAAATCTGATTGCATCGGTATCCCATTGCATTCACCTGAAGCATCAAAGTGTACTTACTTCGATGCTCAAAGTCGTAGCAGTCCATTTTGGTCTTTATGTCCCAAAATTGAAGCCTTTCTGCCACATCCTTAGTGATACAGAATCCTGTTGTGCGAACGTGTAATGGAGCGTTTTTAGAGGCTATCTCATAACAGTTTAATCCATTCAGATTAACTGTAAAAAGAGATACAAAATCCTTTGACATCGGAATAGTATCGTCCGTAATCCAAAGTAGGTTATCGAACTTGGGGAACCCTTTGATTTTTCCTTGGCATACCTCTTTGAATGCCCCGATGTCCATTCCTTCATTTTGTCTTGCAAAATATTTGATCCCTTCATTAATGCACATCTCAGCAACCTCTAAAGGTTGATCAGCATCTACGCTCTGAATCACTACCAACTCGGCATCAGTCTGATCGCATTGCTTCCAACAGTCAAGCCACCGCTTGATGTTTTCGTGTCGGTTGTAAACAATAATCGCTACTACTGTTTTCATTCCGATAGTAGCGAATCATTTTTCTTCTTGGCTCTTGGAAAGAACATGACTTCCAATTCCTCGGTCTTCTGACGAACTTTTACAATAGCCTTTTTAATGCGGTCAATGTCTAGGTCAGTCAGATCGGCATCCTTCACTCCGTTGAACTCTGATCCTGAAATTTTGATGTAGGTACTGCTTTTACCTAGCAATGATGATAGTTTAGCCACCTTCTTGAATGACTTAACTGCTTTCTTAAATTCGTCTGTCTGTTTCATTAGAATGGTAAATCATCGTCATCACTAACTGTTGCCGAATAGGTAGGGGTATTTTCGCCTTCAGGCTTCTCTCCCTTTACTATTTTTCCATCAGTCCAAAATACTTTTCCGTAGCCTACTGCGAACTTGTCTTTCTTTGCATCTCTATCCTCTTTTGACTGAGAAATGTATGCTGATACGTTTGAGCCGAACTTATTTGATTTATCAGAAATACTGATTGTCAAACCAATTCCTTTTGCCCCTTTTTTCTTGATTGTTTTAAGGATAATCTCTAAAATTTCCTCTTTGATGAAGATTTCTGATAAAGCTGCCATAGATGTTTTGTTTTTGCGAATATAGAAATATTTATTGAGTTATTTATACTCATTTAAAAATGATTGGAGTTTGTCATAGAAGTCCTGAAATGACTTGATGATGTAGTAGTTACCTACCTTGGATTCATACTCCTTTTGGACTGCACTCTGTCGATCTTTATTGATCTTTACTTCCCATTTTACCGCTATGGGTATAGTCTTACCCGATATGCTCACATTGATTTCTGAATGAATGTCTGCCGTACCTACATGACCTGTAGAGGGGATGTATTTCATTGATCCAATGACCTTTTGTCTTCCAATGACATCGCTAACAGTTTTGCGATTGTCGATCACTCTGCCCATAGAATTTACTCGTTCAGCAAAATGCCCTGTAAGCCTGAGGTACTCAATCACGCACTTGGTCAGTCCGTTTGCAGTTGTATCGTCTAGCTTTACTGCGGGTATGGCAAACTTAGGAACCGATGGGTAGTTCCTGATCTGTTCTTCCTGCTTCAGTTGCTTTAAGATGTCTAATGCTTTCATAAAAATGTCTTTAGGTAGTAGGTGCCAAACTGCTCTTTCACTTTTTCGCAACTTGCTACATCTGTGAAAGCATCTTCTCTCTGCTTTCTAGTCATTGAAAACCATATCGCACCGCATTGATGGCGATACACGTTTAATCCACCTTTTTCAAGAAACTTATCCCAAAAGATGTCAAAAGGGAGGTCTATTATTTCGTCTAAAATATCAATCATGTTTAAAACGGACTAGATTCAATACTTGGAATGTTCTGCTTCTCTACTACTTCATAGCACATCTTTACGATGCCACCGACTCTTCGTGTCTTCTTCTCAAACCCCAACTGCTTCATGCAAACCCCAATTTTGTAGTAGTTCAGCTTCAGCTTGGTCCTTGACTCAATGTAATTGATGATCTCGGTATTGGAGAAGAACTGAGTAAATCCAGGAGTATTAGGCAGGCCAAAAAACATCTCAATCGCTTCCTGCTCAACAGGTATTTGAGTGTTCTTTGTAGTTGCCCTATTTAGGTATTCGATCTCTTCTTTAGTCAACATCCATCCATTACCGATCTCCTTCCACATCCAATACAATTCCATCCACAGCTTATCCTTGTCGATGGACTCAAATCGTTCACGATCTATAGATACAATGTTCACAGGAATGATCCTTCTGTTCCCCGTAGGATCATTGATCACGTCATATTCGTTTGAAGTTCCGCACAAAACTGCCAATCGCTTTCTGTCTTCGTGGTACCTTCCATAGGACCTACGAACAGAGAACCCTGACTTACTGATAATGTCCTTGAACTGCTTGGCCTCCTGCTTATTCTTGCCGCCAAATTCGTCATCCATTACGATCAGCTTCTCGCACATCAGCATAAAGGCATCCTTGCCATCATCCAACTTGGACTCCGCATAGTAATCTCTCAATTCCAAAGGGAGTAGGCCCCTAAAAAACTTGGTTTTCTGTTGCCCCTGTCCCCCAATCAGTACAAGCATCATCTCAGAGTGAATGCCAAATGCCGATGCCACTACAGACAACAGCCATTTAAGCATAAACACCTCTAGGTAGTTACTGACATACTGATCTTCGATAGTCATGTCATACCTGATGCAGTTAAATAAGGTCTTGATGTTTCCTTCAGGTCTTGGTTCGTTCTGTCTTTCTAAAAAGAACCTTGTCACAGGATTGTATTCCTCGGCAGTTGATCTCAAAAGATGGTGAAGCATAGTCTCATTGACTTTGGTCGATATGCCCATCCAAATCCCTGTAAGAGTCTTAGAAAAAATAGTATCCGTAATCGGATGGCCGTTCACCTCTATTTTCTGAGTGATTTGGTTGTATTTTAAGTCTATCTGACTCAGGTAACCCAAAACAGCAACAAGCAAGTCATCACCTGTTTTTGGCTTCATGTTTTCCATTGGGGAGGTCTCCAAGGCCGAAACAATGGCTTCAGCCTCATTTGGGTCTATGCCTTTCTCTTCGGCATCCTTAACTACCGAAGCCTTTACATCCTTAACACCTGCCAAAATCCTTCCCTTGGCGATCTTTTCTACATACTCTCCCGAATCTGTTTTGATCTTTATGCCTGCATTCTTGCAAAACCAATACACAGTTCCGATCGTGTTTTCCTTTCTGCCTGTTCTAAGCATGGCATCATAGGTCTTATTGGTTTTGACCTCATCATACTTTGAAGAGTAGGATGACATCACATGGAAGTATTCTCGGCCTGATTCCCCGTACTCATTGGCAAACGCAATCCCTGCCCTCATCCAATCGTGATAGTCTTCTAAGACATTGACATTGCGCTCCTGAATCTGTTTAATCATGTAAGCCATGTTTGCATTCGTATGAACAAAGAATGCTTTCTTAGGCATTACTTTCTTCTTAGGCAGGTATTTCTTAAAAACCTTTGCAGACTCATTGATGAAGGCATTAGGATCAAAACTGACAAATCTGAACCTAGAGACATCCTTGCATGATGGATCGCTAATGGCTCCATAGCTATTGGCAAAATATGCCTCAAGTCCGTAGTAAGCATCCAGGTGTTTGTCAGGATCAATTTTGACGTACACAACAAAGCCACCATTGCCCGAAATCGACTCGTGGCCTGCATAGACATATTCGTCAGCAAAAACCTCTGACATCTCAACAAACTGATTCAGCTTGGAATCAAAGTCGATCGCAATCATTCCTGAGTGCGCTGTCAGGCCATCTGCCCTACGGGAACTGAATACACCTGAGGCAGTCACTCCCTGCGCTGCCTGCTTCTCCAACCTCCCATTTCGAACGTCAAGAACCTGATCTTGCCATTCACCTTCCCGAATCTTTCGGATGTATTCTTCAAACTGCAAACTGCCTATAGGAATCGTGGCAGGAGCAAAGTTTTTGGTTTTAGCAGAGAAATGCCCTGCGGGATATAAACTGATGTAACTCATAGGTAGTGCGAAAAAACCCGAAGCGAAAACTTCGGGTCAGATTGATTACAAATTAGACAGTATTTCTTTAAGGTATTCCCTGCATTGCAGGACACGCTCTTGAGCCTGCTCAATGAAGACAGGATCGTAGTCGATGTCAAACTCCTTAATTCTAAAGTTATTAGAAACAAACGAATAATCCCTCGGTTCTCCATAAGTTATTTCCTCAGGAGTGTCCAAAAGCACATGAACCAATTTGGCCTTTTTTAAGCCTGTCAGAGCCATGTAACCCTGAAGCTGTGCAAAGTATCCTTTATCGGGAGTTTTCTCAAACAGCGGGAAAGAATAGGCATCCCATGAGTTTTTAAAGTCATACACGATCTCATCAATGACATCAGGCTCTCCTGTGAAGAAATCGTTCTCAAATCGCTCCTCATTCTTCAGCAGAAAATCACATCCCGTAGCATGGATATAAAATCTAATCGCTTCGTCTTCCAGGAGACGGCCTTTGACCAAGTATTTTGACTTGATCTCTTTCTCATGCCCATAAATCTGAAGTCTAAGCCAATCTTTGACATAGGTCTTTGCAGTCTCTCCCATTCCCTTGCCTGATCGGTCATTGGTCATAATGGAGCCGATTTGAGAGCATCGGCATTTGAATACAGGTATTTCTAAATCTTGCATAGGTGTTCGTAAATTTCTTCGGTTAAACAAATTACATCAGGTTTCTCAAATACAGTAGTCCAGGCTAACACAAAGGCACAGAATATCTCTGCATTCATGTCTTCGTGTTGGTAGTTCTGAATCTCTGTGCAAATCTCATCAAGCATCTCATTGGTCATGTTATGCACGATGTTAAACTTCATTTCCCCAACGGACAATGTACCATCCTGTCTGAGGAAATACCCCATAGTTACTGTGGTGTTAAAGAGAGTCATTTCCCCGCCTCCTTGAGCAATAACTGCTCGTTTTCGTCCGACAATAAGTAACTCTTTCTGATCGACTCAATGGTAGACTTACCCTCGGCAACCTTCTTGACAGCTACTGCCCACAGGCGATCCTTAGGAGTCATCTCAGGCTTCTGTGCGCCCTGCTTATTGACCTCATCAGGGTCTTTGTTGTCATCCAACATGAATAGACCTGCCATCGCATACTTACGGGCATAGGATGATGCACTTCCTGTCATCTGCGGATCAGTCATGCCCTTCAATGCCACAGGATGCTTCGCCCATCCATGAGCGCAGACCACCGAACCTTGCTCATCGTCATACAGTCCGATCGATACAACAGACTTCACGAACAGGGAGTCACCCACGGCCACGATCTCATCGGTCATGAGTAAGTAGGCATTGTGCATCTCCAGGTGTGGCTTCAGAGCCTTCAACACGTCTTCGGCTGATCGGTAGTTGAACCCACCGAACTCATTTCTCTTATTTTTTGGCACACTCAATTCACGCTGAATCTGAGCGAGTGCCTGCTTGATCTTTTGTTTCATCTGAATATTCGTTTAAGTAAGGACTCCTTATTGGCCTGATGATCGTATAGCTTCACTCTGAGCATCTCAATGAGTTCAATGGCAGTCAAGTGATCGATCTCGGCTGTCTGATCATTTGAGACGATTACTAGGTTTCCACTATCGTTGATATGGAAGAGGAGTTCCAACTCCCCTTCCTTAATATGGTATCGGATCATAATTCTTTACCTGTTAACATGAAGTATAAATTCTGCAACTCATGGAGAAATACATACTCAGGTTGATTTGAATGAAATTTCTTAACGCTGATTCTGCCATTCTTCCAATCTTGATATGCCCAAATTTCCCCATCCTTAATGTAGCACCAATAAGGTGTGTTATTGGGATTATCAATTTTAGAAAATCCATAATGGGTCAAAATATGCTCTGTCAATTCAACAGCAATGATCTGTGATTCACTTTGATATGATCCACCGCCCATCCAAAGACTGCTAACTAAGTTGATGTCAAGTGAAATCACTTTGTCGTGATCCTCAACCCAACCATTACCTGCTTCATCTACCTCCTCAATGTGAGGATAGTAGATGATGTTGCCAATACGGAGATGTGATGCCTTAATCATAGCGACTTAATAAGTTCGTGGTACGGATCAATGTAGGACATCACTAGCTTGAGTTCATCTCTATCAGTCACCTGATATTCCGAATCGCTCACACAGTTGAACGCTGTGACATCTGAGGCAAAGTCAACGTCAATGATCTCTATCTCGCTTGACGATGGCGCATAGTCGCTACCTGCATCGTAGTCTTCATCATAATACACAATGAGATCAAAATAGTACAGGCAGTTGCCGATCTCTAGTTCTTCGATTGATACAGTCTTACTTTCCATTGCTCAATAGGATAATGATTTCAGAAATAGCTTTGCCTGCCTGCTCGTTGAACTGCTCTTCAGTCAACTCCTGAATGCCGTACTGCATCCAAGCTGCAATGAACTTGAGTTGGAATATGCCAAACTCAGGTCCACGGGGAACAAAAGCATTTGGATCATAAGCGTTTGCGGAGACCCTGACGTAATAATTATCGTCAAGGATCATAAAGTAGTTTGAATCCAAATGATTCAATGCTTTGAAGTACTTCGGAAGCGACACTTCCTTCTCAACTGTCTCGGATACTTTAATCGTTGTTGTCATAGGTGTTTTAATAATTAAGTGTTGAAAGATGATCCACTACTTCATCCCAAGTGTGGAAGTAAGTTACTGTCTCTGAGTAGTCATTTTGGACTTCCCAATTGAACCCTCCGTAGATGGCCCAAGCGTTGTCTGCTGATTTGATTGTGATCATAGGTGTCGTTGTTATTGTTAAGACGATTCGAATGTACAAATAGATATTTTGTAATTGCAAAATCTGTAGAAATTATTTTTTCGATTCAATCTTTTGGATTAAGAAAGCCTCAGGATTCTGCTGATTTTCGGAGATTTTAACAGAGATATTTTTTTCCTTCTCTGCCAAATACGAAAGGTGTTGTCCAAAAACATTCCCTGAAATTTCAACGATATGCCCCTGCCTAAACAGTTGCCGTGTCTGAAATACTGTAGTGGATTTCTTCACAACTTCGCCACCAATCT